AGCTTGCGTCATGTCGAGTTCTTTAGCCTTATCGACCAATGACATTGCATCTTTCTGCATAGCTTCGGTCAAAAGCTGATCAATGCCTTTGCCTTCTGGCAATACGTAATTTTCCGGTGCTCGCGGCTTCGGCTTCCCTAGGAGCGTCGAAAGCTCCCCGTAGCTCTTTGCGAGTTCATCAACGCGCACTTCGCCTTTCTCGGCATCCCAAAACTTTTCAGGGATGTTATCGGGACGTTCGGTCATGGGAAAATCTTCCTATCAGTGGACGAAAAACAGAAAAGCCCGCCATTTTTAAGTGGCGGGCGATCCCTATCGAAAGCGGCGGTTGTGTTCCATGCGGAGGGCAGAGCCGCTTCGAAACTTACAGAATGCCGGCTGCGCTCTTCGCCGCCTTGGCAAGATAGGTCACGGCCTTGACCTGATCATCATTGAGATCGCCGGACAGATCGGACACGAACTTGCGGGCGAAGTCGGCGAAAGGCTGCATGGCCTCGCGAACATCATCGTTGTAGTGATCACAGCGAAGCTTGCCAAGAGCGGCGGTCACCTTGGGATCATCGGAGAGAACCACGGGCTTCGGCGCTTGCGGCTCCGAGGTGGCGGTCGTAGCTGTCGTCATCGGGGAATTTCCCTTTTTGGATAGCACCTTGGATCAATTGCGAAACATGAGCTTTAGCGAGATCGTAAGTCGCCGCTGTCGCGTTCGCGTTCGATTTGTCGTATGTACCACTTTCCAATTTAGAAATCAACGAATTAATCGCATGTTCGCCCGCTGTAGTTTGATAAAACGAATTAAGCGCCTGACAAGCTTTATGGTCCATTTCTTATCCCAAGGATCTTTGCTGTGCGATGACCTGTCCGACTTCAGCTCTCTCTTCTTCCGTCAAAATCTCTTCGACATCAAAGCCAAGATCTTCCGAAGCATTTGCTACAGCGCCAACAACATCAATTGCTTGCGCTGTTGTTTCAACACCTGCGGTTGAATTAAGAAGTCCGATTGCTTCAACCTTGCGCATCGCCTTTACCGTCTTGCGCAGCTTTTGCAAAGGACCGTCCACAGAAAAACGCAAACGCTTACCGTCGATCTTCGGGAAGTCTCGCGTCAGTGTTCCGTTCGCCCTCATAGCCGCAACCATGCGGCGCATTAAGGGCTCGATCAGTTCTGAGCCAAAGCTTACAGCGTTCGGTTCGGTTGACTGCAAGTCACGCTCACGGCGCAAACGAAGCTCGCCAAGCGTCCTGGCGCCCTGTGACGGATCGGGCAATGTGTCATGCCGGAACCGCTCAAGGATGCGTTGCTCAAGTTCCTTTGTATCGAAGTCAGCCCAATTGATATTTCCAGCCATCATAACCGGCTCTAGACCGCGTGCCTGGGGTCGACGCGGAATGATCACGCCTGGACCAATACGCAGCCCTGTGACCGGCGCAACCCCGTCATCGTCCATATTATAAGCAGGGTTGAGGGTTCGGCCTCGGTATACCTTCTTATCGAAGGCTACGCGGTTAAGCTCTCGAAGATCCGCGAGCGCTTCGAGGCCAGGGCCGCGACCAACCGGGTTGCCTGCCGGACGGTGAGCACGAGCTATCAGCCATGGGTTTTCCGTGTATGTCTGAAAGAAAAGCGTGTGATCTTCATCATCCTCAAAACGAACTGTCGTCTCCCATTGATCGGGACCGACCCGCTTAGTGACTTCGAACAGGCTAAGTTCCTGAGCGTCATCACGATCAACTCCATAGCGCATCTTCACTTTGTCGCGATGCTCTTTCCATGATCGATAAACGTGATGCTTCTGATCGCAGTATGTCACGTTCCAATGCGGAACGGCCTCGACCTTAAGCGGGACGTCCATATCGGTTGTGATGCGCGACAGCATGACGCCCGCCGAGATCGATCGCTCCCACCCCATGCGCGGGAAGTGTTCATAGAAACCTGATCGCTCAATAGCGCGTTCAATAAATTCGTTGATCGGCTTTAGCTCACGACGAGCGTTCTGCATGGCCTGCCTGCCAAGCGCAATAATTTCTTCGCCCGGCTCAATCGTCCCCCATCCACCAGTGGGAGGCACGACAGTTCGAGCCGTCTCTTCGACATATTCCATTGCGCCTTGCTGGCCAACATTCGTGAATGCGATCTTGTCGTGGCCAGCATTCTTGTGACCCATCCAATGAAAGCCAACTGGCGCGACAAGCTCATAAGCATCGTCGAAGTCGTCATAGATTTCGTCCCAAAACCGCTTGAGATAATCCCTATGCGCTCGATCCTCTTGCAAACTCGACATCGATACCAGCCCTTTCGAAGATCCTCATGGCGAGGCGTTGATCATTGTACCAATATGATCCTTCCGTGGGCGTAGGCGCTACGACCTTCGTTATCCCGGCTTGGATAATTCGAAGCGCGCAATCCGAACATGGAAAGCGCGGTTCAGTATACAACGTTGCTCCGGTTAGATCAAATGTTGCATTGTTGATTGCAGCGGCCTCAGAATGGATCATGAGCGATCGAGACACGCGCTTGTCCGAAATATCCAGATCGAGCGATGGAGGCAAATACGCTCCCGCCTTAACCAATCGGTTATCATTTCTGATCGTACAGTGTTGATGCCGCGTCATCGATTATCGCCATCACCCTTTATGACGCCTCTCGACTGCCGATCTCTAAGCTTCTTCAAATTCATGTGCGCTATTTTTGATAAAGGATACCCCATTTCATGCGCCAATGCGGCCAATTGCCAAAGCACATCTCCGCACTCATGCGCTAAGGCTTCAATATCCACAGGGCGATCTTTACGAATTGCCTTTGCAATTTTACCAGCAACCTCGCCCGCCTCTTCAGCCAATGCAAGCGCTGGATAGATTGTGATGCCATCAACAGCGATCGAGCGATCATATGCGATAGTCTCAACGGCATCCTCCTGATATTGATCGATGTCCATCATCTCGATTTCCTTTCATCTCTCGTCATGTCGAAAGCCGCTGGCTTAATGCGCAATGTTGCCGCGGATCGATACCTGCCGCCTCCATACCCGTACCAACTAGATGCAGACATCAATTCGAAGTCGCCAGCCTCATAAGAAGCATCGAGAGCGACTTGCGCAGCTTGATGCGTGTCTTGGACGTCACACCCGCACTCGATTGCTATGGCACACTTCATTGCGTCGAGCTTATCCATTAGGAAGACCCGCTGTCATTGCCGCCGCCAAAAGGAATGCAAACGCTATCCAAAACCAATCGTTCATCGCTCACCTCATCTAACCAATCAGGTTGATACACGTTTGGATTGTGCATTTCGTCGATAAACCAATCAGGATCTTCGGGCTGTTCGATCTTGATAGTTTCGGCTTGGCCTTCAATCACCATTTGAAATATACCCCACGAAAACAACGTTATCTCCCATAATAAGGAAAGTTGAATTTGGATAAGATGACCTTAGAATGGCCATCTTCTGCATAAACGATAGTTCTCTATTTTGCATATTCACCATCCACCCACATCCGCTTGAATGACACCGCCAGAACTCGCACGTTTACCGTAACCTAGCCCGTCTCCATATCCCATAAGTCTGTATTCAAGAGCTTCGACAGGATGGGAAAACGGCCCCTTGTCTGGTTTCGTCTGGAACCTATCTCCACTCGCAATCTTTTTCAAGACATATTTTTCAGCTAATCCCTTTCTCGTAATCTTGCATTTTGGAGAAATACGAAACTTCGGAACTCCATCAATCATAGTTCGACAAGCTTCATTTAAAACTTCTGTCCTTGTGGCGAATGCATTCGTATGAGCTTTGTTCGCTGGAATTCCTTCTTTCCAAAGAATGTCGAACGGCCTGTCCGAAACGCCGCTTGCTTGTCCGGCCTGTCCGCCCGCAGGATCGCCCGTAACCGTCACCTCGAAGCCAGACGCAATCAACTGCTTATACGTGTCGCCAAGGCCGCCATTGATCAAACCAGTGATGCCGACCTTTTCAGCAACGATCTCGTCAATTGCTATATCACGACCCATAGGATCACGTTGACCTAGCGAAGCAGCTGGCGTTGCGCCGAAGTCGATACCAATAGACACCCGACTAGATATAGAATGATCAAACTCGATTGGAGATTTGAGACAGTGAACGCTGTCCACATAATCCGAAATGATGCGTGCGCCATCTGCAAAAAAGGCAAACTCAGCAGCGTAAAGAACACGAATATGAGCATCTGACTTTCCTTGAATTGACTGAAGATAGAAGTCAGCGCCCTTGTTTAGATTGTCCAGATTTTCAGCGAGGGGATTTATTACCCATTTATCGCCATCTCTTATGACTGCTCCGGGTTGTCTGAACCATTCCCACCCTTCAACCCCACCGCCCTCTTCAAAGTCTTGGTACAGCCAGTGATCGCTATCTGGAAGATTGGTATCACCAATCCATCCAGACCAAACCCTATCACCACCCTCTCTCTTGCTTGGATAATGACCAACGCGATCGTCAAGAGCCTCAATGACCGCTTTCGGAAACGCGGCGAATTCGTTTACCCACGCTCCGGTTAGCTCTAGTGACTTTAGCTTTTCAATATCTTCTAACGTATTGATCGAAAAGAAAATGACTTCCGCCTCGATCGGTATCCCGTCCGCCCCTACAATATCAATATCTTGGATAATGCCATGCACCCTTTGTATTGGCTTGGAACCAAATACGGGCGATGCCCATTGCTCCCAAGTCTTGATTGTCGTTCTCTTGAGATCGCCAAGAGTTGGCCGAATGATAGCCCATCTAGATCTGCGCACTCCGCTATTGTCCGGTTCTGTAGTCATGATCCTGCGGATTATCTCCACAGTGCACCCAACAGAAGTTCCTGACCGAATAGGCCCGCCGATCAACCTCCTTCGGCAATTGCTGGCGTGGAATTTTTCTAGGGTTGGCCCTGAAGGCTTATAAATTATCTCGCTCATAGAACGCTCCCGTATCTTGCATTGGTGGGATTGTTTATATTCTCTTTATGAGTTATCCACCTGCAATTGCCGGGCTCATAGTGGCCGCGACTATCAATCCTGTCAATCTCGGTTCCAGGCGGTCGCTCGCCCATGTCCGCCAAGAAGTTCCTGAAATCCCGCCAACGCTCACATACCTCGATGCCTTGCTTGCCGTACCACTTGTATCCGGTAGCTGAGGGCGTGTAACACCTGCCGATCATTGATGCCCATGTCGAATAAGTGGGCGACTTGCCAGTTGCTTTCCTATTGTGGCCATGCTTTGCCTTACCTCCATTGTCCTTCACCCTGCAAGAGTGACATCCCTTGCTGGTTCCAGACCTCAATGATCCGCCCTGAATTGATCTCCTTGCCCCGCATTCACATACGCAAATCCATCTTGCCGGCAAGCCATCGCCGTCACGCTCGACGACACTCCAAAGTCCGAATGATTTCCCGGTGAGATCAATCAGCGGCCTGCCCACATAAACATCTCCTGTTGAAACCATAGAGAAAAAAGGCGGGCATCTCTACCCGCCAATTTCCCCGAAAAATCAAACTTACGGTTAGACCGCGTCGTCGCTGTCAGTCGTCACGAATGCAGCGGTCCCGAACATCTCTTCGGTCCAACGCTCGATCAGGCTCTTGCCGAGCCCGCCAGCGACAACCTTGCTGACATTGAGCGAACCGTTGTCGACGGTGTTGCTCTCGGAACGAACCACGCGGGTTTCGATCTGCTCATCGCTAACTTCCGGGCCTTGCTGACGATGGATCTTTTCGGTGATCACCGCTTCGACTCGCACGGTCGCTTCGGTCCCGTTCTCGGTGCAATGTAGCCGGAACGTCCACACTGAGCCATCAGCCAAGACATATTCCCGCATGGTGCTGAAACCTGCAGCCAGCCCGCCAAGCGGGTAAAGGGCGTTCTCGATCGTCTGGAAGTTTGTCGCGGCGGTCTTCTGCGTCATGCAGTCTTCTCCTTGGGGTTGTGTCGTGCTCTATCCCCGGATGATACAAGACAACATGCGGGCGGTCTAGGAAGGAAAGTATTCCCTGACTATCGCCTGCGCGGTTTCGGCTGCGGCCTTGTCCTCGGCTTCACATTCGTTCCATTCAAGAACAAATCCGGTCAAAAGCTCGCTTGCGCGCTGAACAGTCAAACCGCCATCAAGCGACACGCAGTCGGACCAGAACTCATAAAGAGCGTTCGCGTTCGCTTGAGACCTTTCATAAAGGCCCCATAGCAAAGCCTCGGCATCAATCAGCTTCTCTTCCATCGCATTGTCTTCAGGATCGATTTCCATAAACTGATATGCGAGGAATGCCGAAATCATTGAGACCTTACCCGCAATAACTGCGAGCTCTTCGTCGTCCTCGCCGCATCCTGGCAAATACTCTTCGTCGTCTTTCACATAGCTCATAATTCCATCATCCCCTGACCATGGCCATTCGATAGGCTCACCGTAGATCACACTCGGCTTCATCTAAAGCTCTCCTCTATCCGTTTTCGCTCTTTGCCTGTATCAGCTTTGGCGGTTCTTGTCCAGGCCCTAATTGCATAACGAACGTTGCTGCAGGTTTGCCCGCGTTCGGGTCTTTCTTTTGAACGTGAACCATTTCCATGAATTTGCGAATGAGTTCTGCGGCCTTCGGATCGCCGTTCGCGGCTTTGTTTCCAAGCTGTTTGACAATCTGATAAAATAGCGTGTCGCCTAATGCGTCGCCCTTAAAAAGCACATCATTTAATGTTTGCTCAATATGCATAGCGTTAGCTCGCGCAAGCCTTCTCAAGATATTTTAGCACCTGCGGATTTCTGCGAAAAAGCTCAATCACACCATGCGCAAGTTGGTTAACCGCCCGCTCTTCAATCTCTTCATCTGGATCAATATCGCGTTGACGCCAGATGATGTGAAAGATTTCATGAACGAGGCTATCAGCCTGTTCAATTTCTGAAATTTCAATGCCGTGATGATCGCTGGTTTTAACGATGATCTTTCCTGCGATATCGTTCGCCAATCCTAGAGCACCAGATGAATGGGCCTGCTTGATCACGTCAACAGACTTGTATCCTATTTCGAGCTTTGTAGGCATCGATGATACTTCTTGTATTTGAAGGACCGTCTCGCCAAGAATTGGATTTTTCTCAAACATTACGAGGCCTTCCCCTTGCCACAGTTCTTTATGTCGTCAATCGTTACCGCGCCTATGACACGACAACCGCCTTGCTTTGAGCAAATCATTGTTCCCTCTTCCGTAGGTTTGATCATGGTCACGTGATCCATATTAACGAAATGCCCGCCAGGAATACCCAGCCAAAGCGACATTCCGATATAGAAGCAAATGAGTTCCATGGATTATCTCCTTTCGCCTAGAACTATAACAAGAATTTGTTCCTATTGATATGAAAATGAAAAGCTGATATGCCAGCGTAGAAAGGAGGAGCTATGAAAAGATTTCGAAAAAATGTACCTCTACCGAAATCAGTTCTTCGTCAACAACGAATGCTTCGGCCTTCATGGTGGCGTCCTGTCGTATGGACACAGATCGCGAAGCTATGGCCATACCAAGAGAAATCAATCGATCTCTCTTATCGAATTTGGAAACTTGGTGGCGAGCCCGTTCATTCGATGAACCTGTTTCACCTTCAACCCTCATCGATATCTTCGATCCTTTCGCGGTTGATCGATGGTGAAAAGGTTGACATTCACGAATGGTTCTGGCAACGTTAGCGCTGTTCTCCTCCCCTGCCATTAATTAGGGCTCGCTTCGGCGGGCTCTTTTTTTATCCAGATTTCAAAGTTCGATAACGTACATTTACCGTTTCTGGTTTTCTCTTCGGCACTCAGTGCAAATAAATCCTCCTTGAGAATTCTTAACATAGAAACCGACATGGCCACGTCTGCATTCCTTCGGCGGGTCACGGTCAGGATTGGCATGCTCGCCCATGTGATCTTTGTGCGTCAGACATTCCAAATGAGCAGGATTGACGCACGACGGATTACGACATTTGTGATGGATATGAGCTTTTTCGGGGATCGGGCCGTTTTCCTGTTCCCATGCGATCCTATGAACGTATAAACGCTTGCCGCTACACATTATGACACCATGTCCAGATACGTTCTTTCCCCCGGTCCATTCCCAACAACCATCAACAGTCTCGGCATATCTCTTGGGAAGCATAGAAATCTCCTTTCCATATATTCCTATCATAAATAATTATTTATGTCGATCTCTGAAACATGGCTGTTGCGGCTTTGGTTCATGAACCCCGGCCTTGACTAGGATATGCCAGATTGACCCATAGGATAACGGCAGGACTTCGACTAGATCACCAATCGAAAGTCCGCCTTCGCTATAAGCCTCGATCATGGCCTTGACCATTGGATGATTAAACTCACACCTTGGCATCGTTAATCCATCCTCCAAAGCTCACGCTCATCAATGTCTGGAAAGTAACATTTCAACCATTCTTCAGCTTTTTTAGGTGTCGTATTGATCGCGAACCTGATTGAATAACGTCCGTTCATGGCGCGATACACAGTAACATTTCTATGTTTTAATTCATTTGTTACCCTCGAAAGACGCATCTTCCATGCTTCGTCAGGCGTCTTGATCCTGCCGCACTTCAGCGCGGCTTTGTACGACAAGACTACAACAGGGTAACAAATGTACGTTTCGATTGATATGTTACTCTTTCGCTTGAACCATGGCTTTATCCAACCGCCATGTAGCTCGCCAGTCTCAGCGTCCTTTCCAGTCGTCTCGCCCATAAATGATAACGCCATGGTAACATATCCATCTAAAGATTGAAATGTTACCATAGATCATATCATAGAGCACAGTAACAAATCAAACTTTTGCGTCGATTGCCCACTGTCCGAAACGCTCTCTTTCAATCTCACAAGCCTTATCCGGCTCGAAAGAATACCAATCGAACATTGGCAATTCATCGCTCACGTCCTGACAATGACAAATCCAAGAAACGACAACAGCTTTTTCTCGAAACCCGATCATAGAAAATTTGAATGTATGATCCCATCCGACAGCTTCGGCTATATCTTGCCAATCCAGACCACGTAATTGCATCATCGCCCATAGCTGATTTTCACGCCGCGGCCAGTATTCGGGATCAAGACATAGGCCATAACAATAGAAAGTCGTCCAGACGCCGTCACAGTGCGTCTCGTAACTTTCGGCTATACCCCTAGCCTGGACTTCATTATCGCCCGCTGACACCCCATAGAAACGCCAGCATCGAGCTATTTCATCCCAATCAGACTCAACCCATTGCGGCGGACCTTGGCGAACGATGAAAAACCCTCGGCAGTCCATGTCGCCTTGGATATAACCCATAAAATTTTACCTTTCCGTTGTGTATCGGCGCTGTGGGGCATGGCCGCTATAACAAAAATCGCAGAGTTCTGCCAGTTTTGACGTGTAGCAGTCTCTTAATAAGATTATATATATCAGTTTGATATATCTCCTTCTTATATTAAGAAAGTGCTACACGTCAACACATTGAATTCTCACAACTTTCTCATCTCACTCACCCAAACCTTGTCTGGCATACCTATTTCAAGGAATGTAATTTCACGAGCAAATGCCTCTTCGTATTTCTCGATATTCATCCTTCCTATTGCCATTTGACAAGCTTCATATTTATCAAAAGCCCATAATGCTATTTCAAAATTATCTATTTTTATATGAAATAATCTATCCTCATCGAATATTTTTATAAATTTACGAGAGCGTCCTTTAAATTCCCACTCTGCCTGCCATTGATCTATCATTACCATCTTATTTTTCCTCCCAACTCATCTTCGATATGACACTTTGTTTCCTCAAAATCATCTCCGCACACGGCCCTTTTTATACTTCTGCCTAGTAAGAAACTAAATATCCTATCTTTCATACTTTCAGGAAAATATCTTTTGATCGCATCTCTAAAATGAATTTCATTTCTGAAGAACTTGCCCGCTTCATGATATCTAAATGCCATATCAGGAGACAAATGGAATACTTTACAATTAAGATCATCGGCATGCTTAAATAAAGCCCATAATTTATCGACTGATTTATCTTTAACATCTTCTGGAAGTCTAATCGAATTAAAATCATATCCCATTTCAATTGGCATATTAGTAATAGACAATATACGAGCGTCTTTTGTTTTATTCACAGCGCGCAGACGCCCAATGGCCTGTTCAATCTGCGCTTCAGATGCGAGGTATTGAAGCCCACGAGCATACTCATCACGAGAACCGCCTGCTTCACGCTCGATCGCTCTTGCTTGCCCATGAAAAACGTTTATTGTTGGTTGTTGTCGACCATAAATCACCATCTGTTCGTGCTGGCCATAACAGTCTAAACCAGATAGATTTCCGTAGTGCTCCCAATCTATGTTATCGGGAAGTTGAAATTGAGATTTGATGAATTCTTCAACCTCTTTGGTGGAAACTACAAGGCAACGTTTACTATCATCAATCCAAGGAACACAATAGCGTTCCCAAAATTCTGGATTGTCCAACATTTGCTTAGTGTTGCCAGAAATGCCAATGACATCAAGCTTGACCCTTTCTTTTGCTGCGAAGGTGCGTTTGATTTTCTCTGATTTAGGAAACATGGCATTGAGAAGAGCGTCGTTTGGCAATGTTGCATCTAGATAGATAGTTGGCGTCTTGCCTTTGAACGGTTTGACGTAATCGATTGATATGGCTTCATCATACCACGTCAGATCGCCCATATCCCCACCGTCCGCAAGGATATCGAACACGCGCGCCCACGTTCTTGAGTTCTTGAACCCTGGCCAGATGCGCGAGACCGTTCCTAAAAGTCGGAATTGCTGTCGATCAAGAATGATAGGCTCTTTGTCGGCATAGCGTCGGATCGCTGCAAGCCCATCTTCAACATCTGGCCAGTGCTCTTGATTTTTCGTGATGTCTGCGGGATTGGCATGGCGAAAGTTGACGTGCGATCGTTGCAGGTAAGCATTGATTGGATTTTCATCAATCACGCGCATTGTGTGTTTGTAATTCCATGGCGGCGTAAGAGATAGATAATTATGCGCTGCGTATATGTCGCCTTTCATCTCGAATTGGCGAAGATAAGGACATTCGTCGCGATATTCGCAAGGGCCGCAAAGATTATGCCTGATCGAGCTTTCAGTTGAAGCCATAGCGGCGACCTCGCTTGGCTTCTTGCACATCGTTTGACCTGGATTTTGCGGGTCGTCTTGAAGCCTACCACGAAAGATCTGATTTGACGGCGCACCCATGTCTTCGAGAAGAGAAATGCGAGGTGCCGACCAATGGAAATCATCACCAACCCGCATCATATTAGATGTCTTGCCAAGTCCTGTAGTCACTTTGAGAAAATACACGAAATCAGTCGATAACAATGCGGCCTTTGACTGTATCTCCATTTTTTCTTTTTGATTTTTGGTCGATTTCATAGCCTTAACGGCTTTTGCTTTTCTTGTGAATTCTTCCATTGTATCGACCATTGATTGACGCTCTTCGTCAACCTCACTCTTCGCTCGTGGCCTTAGCGCTGTTCGATAAGATATGCCGCCGATCATGTCGGCTTGGATCTTAGCCTTATCTTTCCAATGATCGTGATGATCCCATGTTAACGGATCGAGGGTCTCCTTAACGAGTTCATAGAACGTGTCAACGTCCATGCCGGATAAAGCAGCCTTCCGACACGCTCGCAGGTAATGCAGTCTTCGTTCTGGATCATCTTCACTGATTTGTAAAAGGTGATCTACAGGACTTAGGTCGTGCGTTCGTTCGAACGGTTCGGGCTCGAATTCCGGTATCTCTAATTCAATATAAGGATCACCGCGAAACCGATACGATCTCGCGTCCATGATCCGACCGGGCGCTAGATTAGGCGGCGCGGCGGTATAGAGAACCTGCGCTTGCTTGAATGGGGATATATCAAAGCCGTTTGCTTTCGCCCATCTGCGCATTTCCTCGCAGGTTCTGGGCTGATCAAGCCACATTCCAACGTGAGCGGAAACAGTCTGGCCTCTCGACGGATGACCGCAAGAGCTTGACCACGAAAAGTGACAATCGATTTCTGCTAAATCGTGATCTTGCAGAACCTCTTCCGCGCCCGTTCGTGTCATTCCCCATTCAGGAAAATCAACTTTGTCAAGATCGAACCAAACCCATTGTTTCGGGACGTCTTGAATTGTTAGGTTATTACGTTGCGTAAATTCCCCATCTCGCAAATCACAATGGCCGCGCACAAGTATTCTGTTCGGCTCTCTTTCAAGCCGATCCAGCAAATCAAAATAGTCTTCCGGTCCATCCATTGTAGCGGTGTGAACCTGGAAGTTTTTGATTTGGGGATATCCGCTTAGCGTTCCGTCATCTCTCCATTGTTTGTAGAAGAGAGCTGCGGCTGACAGAACGGTAGCGTAATGCTTTGTCAAATTAATTCTTTATACGATTTGTTATTTTTTATCGACCATATAACCCCTCTACCCACGCCGTATGACATAGCAATTTGATTATTAGATCTTGTATCAATCCTGATTTTCTTTACCTCATCATCGCTCAGAAGCCTGCCTTTGCCCCTCCCTCCAAATTTCCTTTTGTCAAAAATATTATCATAAATATTTTCCATATTAGATCCGACAACAAGATGACTAGGATTGCAACATAATCTGTTGTGGCAGGCATGCCTAATTAATTTACCTTCTGGTATCCCTCCATACGTTAAAATGTATGACACTCTATGCGCCCTCTCTGACTTTTTATTAAATCGAAATGCCCCATACCCATCTTTACCATATGTCCCCGCCATCCAAGGCCAGCACTCATCTTTATTCATTATTTGGACTTTTTGCCAAAATCTTAGCATGATCAACCTTCGCCTCCCCGCATAAAACACATGGAACAAAGTTAGATTTGAGTAGCGTTCTTTCACGTTGCCAAAGCAAAGCTGCGGCCCTGCTGATTGATCCGGCTCGCGGATCGTGACTGGGAAAC